TCCTGAGCTTGGAATTTTGCCCGAAGGGCTGCAACTTCCAAAGCCAAAGCATCCCGCTCTGCCACCAAAGGATCAACAATAGCCTGATGCGCTTCGGCAGTCAAAACCCCAGCCTCTTCTGAGGCATTATGCACCAGCACCGTTTCTCCCTGCCTATTCTTCACCCATTTAGGGTATTCTCTATATTCATACGGAGGAAACTTCATTCCGTCATAAATCCCAGCCAACTTAAATCTCCCATTAAAACTTTGAGGTTGGAGGGGCACCATGCCCCTCCACTCATTAAATCGCATCGGGAACTGCAACTGCCCATTCCGGGCGGACCCAGTAATACCCATAAAGCACGTCAAGCCTAGTTACAGTCTGATCCGTTCCAGGAATATACACAGTAATCATTCGCATGGAAATTCCATCGAAAGACTCCCGAGCACCTTCCTGAATACCGCCCGGCATCTCCAAATCAGCCGTAACCATAGTCACAGCCTCCGGCGCGAAGGCAAAGTTTTTCCGGTAAACCGAGGCAGCCAGAGTCGCAGGGACAATGGGGGCAAGGTTATTCGGAGAAACATCTACAGTCTGGTACTGGACCTTATTCCCACCAGACGCAGGAATCAGCGCAGGATAGATATTAACCGAAGTTCCATTGTTCGGCACCGGAGCAGTAACAACAAACTGCCGAAGCTGACCAGTGGTTTCCTTGGTAATTCTATTAACCGCATTCACTCCAGTGAATGTAATGATGTCTCCAACATTATATCCACCCGGAATGGCCGAGGTAACAATGGTATTGCCTGTCTGTCCGGCACCAGAAACAGTAGGCGCACCGGAGTAATTACTCGTGGTGTGTTTAATCACAGTCTGGTCAGATTTCCAATCGAAACCCAACGCTTCCTGCATCGTTCCAGAACGATACTGCTGACCAATCACATTCTGTGGATTAAAGAGACCAGACAAACTTCCGACAGTTCTAGCCTGAGTCAAAGGATCCATGATAATCTTGCGCATACCTCTAGGGCAAGAATTTAGATCCAAAATCGCCCCGGCATTCAACCAGGTCGTAGCATTCGGGCTGAGAACATTTCCACCACCATCAAAATTGGCAGTAAGGTTACAAATATTCTCTGCCCCGGACATAATATCCGCCGCCACCGCACCCGCAAGGTTATTCACCATGGGAGCCATAACTCGGCGGGAGTAGTCATCAATGGACATGGTGCGTTCCTGCGAGCTAAAGCTCACATCGACATGCTTCTGCGTTGCCACGGCCAAAGTGACCGAGGGTTCCACAGTGTCCTGAACACTCAGCGCAGGGCCGGTAGTGACAGTGTAATCGTTAGGAAGTCTGATGCGCAGAGTCTGACCAATTTTCGCACCGCTTCGTGCGAACTGGTCATCATACTGGGTATCAATGCTCTGCAGGAACTCGTTGGAGTTTTTCCAGAGGCGAATTGCCTCACGAGTCACCATGTTAATTGTAAGAAGTGAACTTGCCATTGTTTTGCTCCATGGGCAAAGAAAATACTCATTTCCTGGATTTAAGACCTTTTACAGAAATCCAGCTTACCACTTGCCGAAGGTGGTTGATTTTTTGGAGCAGGCAGACAAGGTTTTACGGACCTAGAACCGAAGAGGCTAGACCCATGAAGTGATTACAATCATGGGTCTAGCAAAACTTATCTCTTCCCAGAAACCTGAGCTTCGCGCATCCGCATCCACTGGTCCATAGGCAATTCATCTCGGAGAGTTCCGTCTCCCCCACCACTTCCACCAACTTTAGGTGTCACTGGAGGCGGGGCTTTAGAGACTCCCGGAGGCTTTTTCAAAGACAATTCTGTAGCAAATTTTGAAATAGCCACAGCCTGCTGAACAGGGCTCATGGCAAGAATTTCTGCCGCCTTATCCAAGTCTTTTCCGAGGTGGTAAATAACCTGCGGAGCCAAACCAGTTTCCAGTGCAGCTTCCACAAAACTTGTCGTCATCCCACCAAGTTTTGCGTTCAAAGTATCCACTACAGAACCGAAGTCTTTAAACTCTTTCTTACCATCCGAGGCAGCCTGATTACACCGCCGGTTAAACTCCAAAGCCTGAGCCTCCGCCAAAGCCATATTTCTGGCCTCTTCTGCGGTATACATTCTTGGCGTCGGAGGGGTCTTTGTTGGAGTGGGAGTTTCCTCCTCAGACCCCTCCGACTTCGGCGCCAGAGCCAGACGTGCAGCCTTTTCTGCCTCCAGCGCACGAGCTAGTTCGTAGTTCTTGGCGGTTAAAGCATCAATGCGCCTCTCGGACCAATGCTTTTTACCTTCGGGAGCAGGAGCTTCGGGAGGGGTTTCAGGAGAGACCTGAGCCTCTACTTCACCTTCAACCTCAGTCTGGATCTCAGGTGAAGTCGGGACTTCCCCCTCAGTCTCTTCCGCCCCACCTTCACCAGGACTACGCAAAATTTCCTGCCACACTTTTAGTCTCGGAAACATCAAAAATCTCCCACTTGTACCATATTCTGCCGGCCACGCTGCAAAGTGTTATCCCGGATCAATGCTTCAGTAATGCTCTCTTTTAAGCTTTCGTCAATGGGGCGGGCAAGAAGTTTCGCAAGAGTGGCCCGAGCCTCTAATACAAAAAGGTGCCAAGAAGCATCTACATACTTTTCCCTATCCGGGTATTTTGCATAAAAATTATTATTCACACAAAGTTTGTCATACATAGCATTGGCAATTTCCACTGCCACATCCTTTATCATCCTATGACAATGCATTCCCTTGCCTTGCATAGGAGAAATTAAACTTGGCTTAGGCATTTATTCTCCCCTTGTTCCACTTGCAGGTTTCTTTGACACAACCTGCCATTCCCTAGGCACATCTTCAGTTTCTCTTGGAAGAGACTTTTGCAACTCCTCCGAAGAATACCTCGATCTTTTTGAAACATTTCTTGCCTCCACTTCCCCAGCTAAATCTGCATAATCCCTCCAAGCTTGTTTATTTAATGCATTTTTATAATCTGTGAAATTTTTAAGCCAAGTGTTATATTCCTCTAATTTTTCTGGAGGAAGATCATCCATCAAACCTTGCCGGAGCTTCTTTACTGTTTCGTTATATTTAGGCAAAAGCTCATTATAAAATGGTCTAATTTTCCCCAAATCATCCTGCACATATCCACCTTGTGCAAAATGCTCTCTCGCTTGGACTTGATGTTGGATTTCATGCAACAAAGTATCGCGAAACTTACCATCTTCCAGCAAGGCTTCTGTCCCTACCGTAATAGCCCCTCTAGGAGTTTTCCCTCCCGGCATATTTGCAAATCCACTTACCCCCGCAGGCAAATTATTACTTACCGTAAGCGGAATTCTTCCGATCTCAGGATACGCTTTATACAACTCTGGGTGGTCCAACATATCTTTCAGATAATGTTCTTTTCCAATTCCAGTGGTAACCAAGTCTGTCAATTCTGCTTTATAATCCGGGATTTCAAATTTCCATTCATCATCTGCTGCTCGATGCCAGCCAGTTTGTTTCCAAATATCCTCTGCGTTCGCCCCTTTACGTTCCAAATCAGAGGCTTTGACTAAAGCATTTTTATCCACCCCTTGCGCTCTTCTTCCCCCGAAAATCCCCAAGGCATTCTTCTCTGCCAAGGGTATTCCCCCTCCCCCAAGCATTCCCAGCATATCCCAAGTACGATGCAAGGCTTCGTCAGAGTTCGGCTCAACCTTCCCGGCATAAACATCCCCTGGAAGAGTTGCCCCACTCTTCACCCCTTCCCAAATCCCCTGCGCAAGCTTCGCCGGCCAAGTTGTAGGGAGCCACTCCTTCACAACCTCCATTGCCCCTTTGGACTTCACCCCAAGAGCATTCTTTTCCTCAAAAGGATCATAGTCAACTGGGACAAGTGTGGGCATTAGAGACCCTCATGGATTAGAGAGTATTTCCCCGGACGACCAGGATCTGGCACATACCATTTCCCATCCTTACTCTTTCTTGCTCCCGGCATTGGGGGAGTTTGAAGCGGCAGTTCCATTTGCTCCGGCTTTTCATCCGTAGGCACCCCAAACTTACCCTCTATAGCCGACTCCGCCGAAGCCCGCACAGGCTCCAAGGAAGTATCCGAAGCCTCTGCCACAACTTGATCTCCAAGCATAGCAAGCTCGTGCCCAGAAAGTACGTGATCCCCCAGAACTTTAATCCTGTCCGTAATGGCTTTATAAACATCCACTTCTTTGCCCTGCTCCTTGCCCTTAAGTTTGAGCCGGGTAATAGCCAATTCCTCCATCATGGCAGTGAGGTTTGTGGTGAGGTTTTGGATTTGAGCCTGCAACATCTGCTCAGACTCGCTTGGACCTTTCCCAAGTGCCTGCGGAGGTACCATTCTTTTCAACCGTATTGCAGCCTCATCTGCCATTGGAAAGTCCCCGGCTTTGAGGAGAAGATCCCCAATAATTTGGGCAAGTTGCGGAGCTTGGGTCAAGATCAACGTAAAGGCATTAAAAGCTTCCTCACGCTTTGTGGCATAAGCCGGCCCAATATCCGCCTGAACCTCATACTTTCCCAAAAGAGGATTAAGAATCCTCTTAGCAACCTCTTGATTTTTGTCCAATTCTTGCTGATAAACTTCTTGTAAATTCGGATCGAGTTTGAGTTCAAAATTTGACCCGTCCGCAGCAAAAACATTCATGACCTTCTCTGTGTCATAGATTTTTCTTGCAAGATCCATAAAAATCTTACCAGTAAATCTAATCGAAATAGCAAGTTGGTCAATAAAGTGATAACTTGACGTTGCTCCCTGTCTTTGCCTCTCTTGAATGGCCTTGCCAGTTCTCTCATTCCCCGGTGCTCCCATTTGCGCCGAGTACTGTCCAGAAACCATTTCCATTTCCCTGGCAGCAATCTCCATGCCACTAAGTGCCACAGGGGCAGCTACGGGAGGCTCAATTCTTTGTGGAGGAGGTAAAATCTGTCCTGTCTCATCCCTGGCATTATATGTGAGAACTGAAGTGTTAATCTTATTTGCATCATTCCAATAAGTCTCATAGCCCTCCAAAGCCTCTGCAGCAGCAAGCCAAGGAGTCTTAGTCTGAAGTGCCCCGAACTCTACAGCACTCGAGGACCAGTAATTATACATTCTCTGAGCATCCTTGAGAGCCCGAGTATGCCCCTTTCTATCCAACCTCCCCTCAATAATCGTCTCTTCCCCAATCAAAGCCACAATGGGAATATACTTCCCCGGCCAATCCCTCTTCTCCGCCACTTCATCGCCGATAATGAAGTAATATTCCACTTGCTCTTTCATGACTTCTCTATTTGGGATAGAGTCCAAGTCCAAAGCATCCCAAACATTCCCGGCCACCTGGCTTTTAAAAATACTTTCCCCCTCCACAATAGCCAGGTGGTCTTTTGTCTCCACCTTTCTGTAATATTCACAAATTCTCACATGATCTTTGGAGATCCAATCCGCAGAACCTCCCAAAACAGTATTCCCTAGATTTTTAAATTTCGGCCAGCGTTTATCAAAATCTTCCTTCGGGATATCCTCAAAAACCAAGCCAAATCTACCATCACTCTTATCTGCTTCTTGCGCATCTGGATCAAGAAAAACTGCCAAAGGATTTACCACAGGCACCAGATAAATTTCCTGATTCATAGAGTCCTCAGACTCCCAATCAGTTTTAAATCTCCAATACCCAATTCCACCCTCTACTTGGAATCTGGTCGCAAGATCATATATAGCCGAAGCATTAGACTGATACTCCATATTGCGAGCAAGAGAGTTCCATGCTTGAGCACTCTCATAAGACGCGCCTCCTCCGGTAGGGCGGTAAGTAATCCCCGGCTTATTTTTCTTAGCATCATTAATGATTTGTAAGTTATGTTGCCGAGTCTTATTAACAGTCAAACAAGGTTTGTCCAGCAAATCTCTATCTTGCCGAATATCCATAGGCCACTGATACCCGTTATCCGAGTCTCCATTGGCAAATTTCACATCCTGAAGCCAAAGAATCCTCGCATCGCCCTCCCAAGCCAAACACGCAGCCAATCTCTTCTGAGCCTCAAGAACAACTTCTTTAATCATCGCCATGTCTCCTAATCTCGCTCATCGCATCCATCCACTAGGAGAGGACAAGGCTCGTGCAAACCCTGGTAATTTAATAGTATTAAAAAGGGTTTGGGCGGTTTGTTTAGGCTCCTTCAATGCAATGGCCATATACCTAAAACCATCTGCACCATCAGAGAATTCATCATGCAAGGGATCTTTAGACCAGGTTTTAGTTTCCGGATCAACTTTGAATTTGTAATTTTTCAAACACTCAACACCCTGGGCAGTTAATTTCTCATCAAACCAGCAATTTGGAAAAATTGTTCTTGCCGCAGAGATTCCATCCCGCACCGAGAGTTTAGGCACAATTCTTACTTTAGAAAACTTCGCACGAACTTGCTCTTCCACACTTTTCTTGGTTCCAAGAGTTTTAGCCTGTGCGTCATGTGGGAGCCAATGAGTTCCATAGATATAAGGTTTATTTTGAAGGATTTTTAAATAATGATCTAAATGCACCAGTCTATCTTGGTAATAATCTAAAATTCTATACTCAAATCCTACATATTGCGCAAACCAAATTGCTGTGTGATCTCCTCGTCCCAAGTCCCAGTAAGTATCCACTGGAACACTTCTTTCCCAGGGAACCCTACAAATCCTCCCATCCAGTATAACTTCCCGAAGTTCCTTGGCATAAATTGCCCCATCCAAGGTAAACTTACACTCTCCCTCCCAGATATGAAGGTAAGTGTCAAAATCATTCTCTTTCATTGTTTGAATTTGATTTTTTACCGTATCTGTGAGCCATGGATTATCCCTCCAAGACATCTTCACTACTACAGCATCCTTGGGAGGGTTTTTAATAAACCACTTATAAGTATAATCTGTCTCAAGGCCAGTGTTAAAACTAACCCAAATCTCCGAACCTTCCTTACGAATAGTTGGGTCTAGGACTTCCCAAGAAGCCTTAGAGGTTTTATCCGCCTCTTCCACCCAGAGTAAATCAATACCCTCATAAGACTTAATCTTGGCCACATTATGCCTAACACCCTCAAAATTTATTTCCGTAGCATAAGCCCAACCTTCCAATCTCGGGCCGAGGATTTTGTCCCTTTGAACTATGTAAACTCCAGAAAGACCGAGAGCCTCAATTTGGTCACACAAAAGTTTATGCACACTCTCATCCAAAGAATGTTGCAACTCTCTAGCACAAAGAACACGAAGGGGTCGAGTGGCTCCTATGAGGAGAATTGCTCTCGCAATTCCCCAACTCTTTGCAGCTGCCCTCCCACCCCACAAGACTTTATATCTCATGGGCTGGAAAAGACATTGCAGTTTGTCTGGAAATTGAATGGCTTCCATCTTATTTCCCGAAACAATGGTACATGATGCGATAGGGTGCGGCGTTGGTTAGAGCAACACCTGAGTTATTCCATTTGAACGTTACCGAGTTGGCCGAGATCGCCGAAACATGAATCGGGAGCGCCGCAGCGTCCCATGCTGTGTCAGTATCGTCATAGGCGGGCACGCAGACGGCGAAGTTGGTCCCAAGCACTCCATTTGCAGTTATCGAGATCGTCCCTACAGCCGCAGCACCAGTTCCAGCAGTGAGCACAACCGTGCCGTTGGAGAAACTAGACCCCGCGGAGAATGCACATGTCGCCCCAGAACCACCACCAGTCAGAACAGCACAAGTGTCAGCAGGTCCATTCAGAACTATGTCCCCTCTCATTCTGGTTAATGTCGTAACTCCCGCGGCCCTAACCCACTGGATAGGAATGCTTACATTACTGCCTAGATCATTCAGAAATTGCAAATAGCAACTATTGGTATTGCACGCGAATAGAGAGCGCTTGTCATCCACTCCAGCAATATTGTTTCTGAAAGCTACATTAGGGTTGGCGACATTGGAAACCTCCAGGCTCGCTGCTCTCATTATAGCCGGATCAGACTCCGGGCTCATGCTTGCATCACCATACCAAATTGGAACCGCGGTATCGCTGAAGACCGCAGCACGAGGAAACCTAGATGCGCTTATGGTGATGTCTCTGGTGCTTCTAATCAAGAAGTTCGACGCAGTATCACCGCCGCCGCTAGCATTAATTATAAGGTCCGAGCCAGTTGAGCCGATTTCAACCAAAGTTTCCCCCGCATACAACCTTGGCGTACTGATCACATTTGGATAATTCGGAGTTGCTGCCCCATTAGCAAGGATACCCAAGCCATTTGCAGCGAATGTCGCGAAGTCCATTTTGTTATCATAAGTATAGCCAGAAAGCTCTACCCCCGCCCCCTCATTTGGCCAACGATTATACGAGCCGTCGATGTGCCCATTGACCCAACTCGTGCCGACCGCGTTATGCAGGTGGAACGGATGCTGATACGCGTAGGGGAAGCATTCGAGGCAGTTGAACCCCTCCGACCCGGCCGACGGCGAAAAGGTGTTTTTCAACTGGAACCCGTAGCCGCTGCGGGCCTCCGCGCTCCACAGCGCCGTATTGGAACTGCCAACATAGGCGACCGATTCCGCGGTCAGCGTCGCCGTTCCGCTGGAAACCGGATATTGATCGACGGAAATAGCGTTGGCCGTCGCCCAAACGCCAGTGATCTTTGTTCCCACCGGGAGATTGGCATGAGTCACGATCATCCCACGCCGCAGGCCCGCCGTGCTCGTCACCGGGATAAAGCGATTTCCACTAGTCACCGTCGCGGAGGTAGAGAGGTTGGATGATCCAATAACACTTGAGACAGAACCTTGCAGATCAAAATGCGTCGAATCAATAGCGGTCACAACCCAGCGGCCGATAATGCCCTCGCCGCCAGTCCCGGTCCGCTTGATCGAAATCGTTTGCCCGGTCAGAAGGTCATGCGCGGTTGTCGTCGTGATCCGCCAGAGCCCCGCGCCATTATCCGCGATGCTCCCTATAGTCCAAGAAACATTTCCGCCGCCTCTAAGGGCAGTCAGGAGCGGCCAGAACTCCATATGATCGACGGTGGTGTCGTCATGGGAGCCGTCCAGAACAAAACCATTCGTGCAATCCCCGAAGATATTGCCAAATCTATCTTGTCCAGAAAAACTAATATTAATACACTTATTAAATCCTGCGATAATACTATTATAAATCCTAACTCCCTCCGCAGGGCCAGGATTCGTGCCATCCCCAATTTGATACCCAACCCCAGTCATACCATCAACCAGTGCAATCATCTGTGCCCTGGTTGTGGGATTTCCTCCAGTAATCACATTATATTGAAATACATTAACTCCATTCACAACGCCATTATTAAAAACCGCACTTGTTGTCCCAGTCACTTCCGAATAAATAGTGCATTTACCATTTTTTGCATCAGCCACAAAGGCAAAAACATTTACCGCAGGCCCTGTGCAAGTTAAAAGGACATTCCTGGCATTTATGATAGTCCCAGAGGTCCGATAGGATGCCGGGGAAAGCCAAACAGTTCCTCCTCCCGCAGCCTGCGCAGCATCAATTGCTGCTTGAATTCCCGGCAAGGAATCCTGGGTCAGATCATTTGGAAATGCCCCATAAAAATCCGCCATATGGGTTCCATAAAAAATGGAACGAATACGGATATTCAAAGCCGAGTTCGGGCCGAGTATAGTGTCCAGAATATTCTGGAACATTGTATTCAGTTTTGGCCCGGTAATGAGGCCCTGCCCGTTGGCAGTGAACGTGGCATTATTATAAGTCGTAAGTTGGGAATAATCCTGAACCACAGCTCCGGCAGAACCGGAGAGTACCATAAGGATGACGAATAAAATTTTTCTCACAGTACTCTCCTAAACTCTTACTTCTGCTTTTTTCCCTGACACATTTTCTTGGCCACTTTATCCAAGGCTCGGTCTTTCTTAGACCCTTCCTTAAATCCCGAGGCTTTATCAATTTTCTTATCCATGGGAGATTTCTCCCACTGCTTCATAGTCATCTTAGCCATTCAAATCTCCCTGCATAGCTTTAATCTGCGCCAGAAGAGTTTCCATGTCCTGTGAATTCTTTTCCTCCTTGGCCTTTACTTCCGCCAAGAATTTATCCTGAGCCAGTTTAAGCTGTACCAAAGCCTCTGCAATCTCCGGAATTTTTTCCATAAGCCTCTTAAGCCCCACTACCTCATCGGCCACTTGCCGCACTGCGTAGAAGATTTGATCCAAATAAGGGAGATTCACAAAAACCTCCCAGTTTTTGGGTCAAATTTAGAATTAACCTTGGGAACCCAACCACCTTTTCCGTCAGGAATAATCTTTCCTGACTCTACCGACTGCGTGAAGTCCTCTTCCAAGGCACTTAAAAGTGCCCCGATCAACGGAGCAAGTTTTCTTGCCTTTGGAGAGAAAAATGCAACCACAGTCACCACTTTTCGGATGATTTCCAGGCCATTTTTCACTTCCTCCTTGGTCATTTTGCCTTCACCACACCAGTAACATTGCCCTGGGCAATAAACCTGAAGTACATAGTGGCCAGGGTGGAAATAAATGGCCCCATGGTCTCAATCACCTGCATGATTTTATCCACAACGGCGCCAGAGTCCATTCCCTTGGTATCATGTCCAAGAGCATTCCAGGCCAAAAATCCCAGAGTAACCAAAGCACTCCAGAAAGTCCGCGACTGAATCAAAGCAATAGGACTACCTTCCATAACAAACTCCTTTGAGGGCACAGCCTCGGTTAACTCTGCCTGAAGAGAGGAAATTTTATCCTGAAGTTCCCCTTTACAAGCCGAGATTCTAGCAGTAGCCTTTATGAGGGCCAATTCTGCCTTTTCTTTCTCCATCAACGCGCGTTCTAATGGAGAAAAGGGCTTTTTTGGACGAGCCAGAAAGAGTAAGACCAAAGTGATAGCCGCAAAGGCCAGGAATATTTTATAATTCCCGAACCAAAGCTGCGCACCAACTCCGCTTGTCCCTATAGTTCCGATTGCCACTGTAGGAGACATAGTCTTGGCTTTGAGTTGCCCAGTCAAATAAAAGTTCGCTTCTTGGTCCCTCCTAGAAGCATTAATCCCTTTATTATGTGTTCGAAGGGCCTTAATTCGTGTCGCAGTAATGTGCGGATTATCCAAATCCACTTTAAAGGGAACTCGCCCGTAATTATACGCCACAGAGGTAAGAGCACTTTGCTCGTATGGTTTAAGCCTATCCCATCCACCCGGACCAATGGCATTGATGACAATTCTTTGAAATTCCGGCACCCTCAAAGCTAAATTTTGAAGAGCCCGCTCCCTCGTCGTCGGGGGCATACCCTTGGTGACTCTAAACTGACTCGGCCCTTCCGTATCCGAGCCGTAGCCAATCCGCCAGGCATTGACGTCCCAGTAGGGTTTTGCGGAAAACCCCTCAAAATATGCAATTAACTCTGCAGTTGTCATGGAAGAAGTCCTGCTTGTGTGGGGTTCCACAGCACAAACCCAACTGAGGGAGAAAGAGATGTTGCAGGGAGTGCGCAAGCTGGCGAACGCTGTATACCATCCGAACATAGCGCCGCCCCATCTAGGTGACGCTGCGAAATATGAAGCATTACGGGAGCCTCCCAGCCTGCGATGGATCCCAAAGCATGAAACCTCCTGGTAGGCCACATGCGGGCGAGCGCTGCGCGCCGTCAGAGCAAAGCGTCGCGCCTCCCGTCGTCGCGAAAAGCTTGGAACTCCTGAAGGTCGTATCGAACAGGTTGGGGTTCTGATTGAATACCGACCCGGAGTCCTTGGTTCCACCGCCGGGGTTCGCCAACGCCTGCCACGATCCGATTGTTACTCCAGGGCCGGACCCATTTCCGTTCTCGAAGTAGGGAAGGCTCGAAGCCGCGTCATACTGGAACATCAGGTTTGAACTCCATGACGACGAGCCGGGGTAGGTTGAGAGGAAGTTATAAAAGCGGTCAACATAGGCGGACGTCGGATATTGCCCGTTAGTTGTCCAAGCCACGACGTTGTTCGAAAACGTCGGGTAATATGGTCCTGAAAATATATATCCAGGCCCGACCTTCCCAAGCTGAGTCGCAACCCCAGGGCAGGATGCGACCGGGTAAGTGAGGTTCGTCCCGTCTACGACGGTAGCGGAGAAGTTCCCGTTGTAGCCGTCTGGCAGTGTCGCTCCGACCATGACCTTCCCGCTAGCCAGGGTATAGGGCGTTGACGTCGTAATGCTGACGACGTTGGCCGTGCAGGACGCCGCAGAGATAGCGACAGTGTTCGGATAGCCAGACCCGATACTGGCCAGTAGGTGCGTCGTCGTCGGGATGACTAGAAACGGGCTGATTTGACCATCCGTGCCAAGGTATTTCCCGTGCGTCGGCGGATAGCCTGCCGGGACGTAGGACGAGGCGTAGACGATATTCTCCCTGAACTGCTCGTTCATGCCGCCTGTGAGCTTTACGCTAACGTCCTTGCCATTCGCGAATACGTTGTTCGTGACCCTTGTGTTGGCCCCGTTCTCGAGGTCCGCGTAATAGACGAACCCATCGAAGCCGCTGGTGTTCAGAATGTTGAAGATGGTGTTCTGGAAGGCGCAGGACGACATGCCAGACATTACATTGAACTGCTCAACCCACAGTTGGCCAGCCGTCCCGTCGCCGCCTGGGTTGCCGTTGCGGTAGTAGAGCCCCTGATCCCCGATGCAGCTATACCCGGCATGGTAAACGCCGGAGGGGTCTTCCTCTACCCCTCCGTCATGGATATAATTCCACGTGACGGAGCCGGACCTCGTGTCGTTAACGTTCGGGCTTTTGTCCGAAACCTCGACAGTTGGGACAACCGCCCAGCCAGGAGTGTGGTGAACATCGTTGTGCGTCATCGTCAGATGGTCGTGCGCAAGGCCAGCAATGGCTGACGAGTATCCCCAAACCTTGCCCGTATCTGAAATTTCGTTGTTCGAGATCGTCAGATATCCGTCATTGACGTTCGAGGGGCCAGCATCCCCCCGCTTGAAATATGGCGTCGTTGGGAGATCGTTCGCAGCTGCGTACAGGTACGAGGTAGAATAGGAGAGGCCGCCGCCGAACATGATGCCGGGGCCGCCAAGATCCTTGATTCTCGAATTTGTGATCGTATTGTGATTCGACCCAAGGACAGGAACGATACCCGCCTCACCCATGCCGAAAACGTTTACCCCATCAAAGGAGACGTTCGCCGCGCCAATGAGCGTAATCGCCCCCTTAGCGCCGTAGGAATTGCTCGTGTCATGGATGACGCCGCAGGACTGGAAGTCCTTGACCGGGGCCTCGCACGTATCGACCGATGTATTGGTGTGCTCGAACCCGATCCCCTTGAACGTCAGGTTCCCGACCAGTGCCCCGGTCGCGGCGCCCTGCCCTTGCGCCGCGGCGTCATTGACCGTGTTGCTGACCCGGATAAACTCCTTGGCGATTGGCGCATAAGTCTTCGCCTGCCCGCCGGCGAACGCCGCCGCCTCGCTAGGCAATGGCCAATATTTCAGGACGCCAGCACGGCTCAGATAAAAATGGCCAGGGGCTAGATCGACCTGAAACCCGACGCGCCGCCATGGCGTTCCAGCGATATAATTACCGGCCGTGTAGACCTGCGATCGGAGCGTGATCTGCGATGACGTCGCGGAGGCGACCGGGACCGTCGTCTTGCCGATGTAGAACAGCTGGAGCTTCTGGTCGCCGCTGTCGTCAAGCCATGCCGGGCAAAATTCAGAAGTAAGCGGGTTGGGGCAACTCCCGCTTGCGTTGTAGGAGATGCGGTTGATGCGCTTGTTGCTGGCGGCGGCGAAGATATTGTCGGCCTGATTGTTCGTGATGCTCTGATTATAGAGGAGATCATGGGCTGCATTATCGGTGAACGTGACCTTCGTCGCCGCGCAATTCGCCCAATTGGTGCAGATTTCAATTGGATTCGTGTAGGGGTAGGATTTGCCGACGATGTAATAATCGACGCCAGCCGTAACTCCGCCTCCGGTCGCTGCGAACTGGACCGGGATCAACTGCGAATAAAGCGTCGGCCTCGTTGACGTGAAGGTTGTCCCACCGGACGAGAACGTGACCGAATCAACCGCCCCGACTCCGGAGACATAATCTGAGTTGGCCGTCATGAAAAATGGAACAGCCCCCCGATCTGGATAGATCGGAGGCCAGCGGCGAACCTGTCCCGCCCCGGCATCGACGTAAAGAGCCCCAAAATAATACTTCGCATTCGCCCCGGTCGCCGCGCCGGGCCAATACCCCCCCGCGACAAGATCAACGCTGTAAGTGCCATCTCCGTTCGGGGTCCAGCCTGAAATCTGATAGCCGCCCTCGATGACGGGAGTGTCGGAAAGGCCATAGGGGATGTACTGGACCTTGTAGGGGGCGTTGACAGTATCAATCGATGAGAAATAGACCGGAGTTGCCTGCGCGTAGCGACCCCCGCGCATCCTCACCGTGTAGTCGCGGTTGCAGCCAGTGCAGCCGCCAGCGCGGTTTATCTGAGTCGCGACCAGCCGGCGAGCGCGGTCTAGCGTCGCCACAGCGCAAGCCCCGGAAGAGCCTATGTTTGGAGAAGTTCCATTGCAAGCATCATTTCCCGCAGGATCTACATAAATATCTGCGGCAGGAATAGATGCGGTATCTCTGAGGAAAGGCCAGGCCACCATCTTAGCCTCAGCAAGAGCAAGGCTAAGGATAAGAACCGGAAAAGTCCACCAGAAATACCGCATTCCACCAACTCCCACTCTAAAGTTACCCCAAGCTTTCTCTACGGAATATCATAAACTCCATTGGTTTTATGAAACAGCAAATCCTGGTATTCCCGAAGGAGCCAATATGCAAAGGACCTATAACCGCAATTATTCCAATGCACGCCAGCTCCAGACCTGTTTACCAAAGCAGCCCCGGAGGTAGAACCACTTCCTGTGGCACTACACGAGCCATCTATAGCAACCTGCCCGCCAGTGCCTTGGGAAGGAATGCCTCCAAGAGAAAGATTTGTGGAGAGCCTCACATACTTAATCATCGGATCGGTCTGTGCGAGCCTTGCAAATTCATTCGCAATGGCCACTTGCGGAGTATACTGCGAAGCATTAGGATTATTGGCATAGCAAGAGTAAACTCCATTTCCATCCACCACAGGAATGGAAAGGGTTGCTGCAGTGGTACTAGAGACATTGGCCACAGGATATGCCACACCTTTGATGATGATATTTTTTGTCCCAGCCTCAGTATATCCCGAGCCAGAGGATACTACAAGAGTGCCAAAACCTGTACCGGTAGGCAAGGCTGCATAGGAGACAGTGTCTGCGGCTCCGGAGATGGTGCAAACCCCAATGGCAGTGGGAAGGTTGTAGGTTGCTGTAGGGCTTTCCACTGCTACAATAAGAGCATCAGAGCCAATTTGGCTTCTAATCGAGGCTACCAATGGAGCAATGTTGGTTACAATATCTGCGGTGGTATAGGGAGCCCCAATGTCATTGACAAAACCCTCAATGGTGACAAGTTTGATTGGAAAGTCCTGGCCATAGTAGGTTTTCCAGGCCGCAAGGTCAAGTGCGGCATGGCCAATATAGTTGGTTGTAGCTCCGGGATTAAGGAGTCCTGTTCCACCTTCCCCGGCATTGAAGACCTTGGGAGCCCCGACAAGGAATTTAAAAAACACCGGAAAGGTCATTTCTCCACCCGAGGCATTAGCACCTGCAGTGAGGGAGGTTCCAATGGCATAATATCCCCAGTTGTCCGGGGATTTGGGATAATAGGCCTGGTCGGAGGGACCCATGTAGATCCCATTCATCTTTACCTGATTAAACCCAGCCTCAACTCGGATTTTATGCTGCCTTCTTCCTCCACTATAGGAAGAAAGATTGGTGAAATCCAGGGTATAATAATTCAATGCCCCACCATAACCTCCAATGTAAGGGTCTGGAGTAAGATATTGGTCATCCACAATGAAGTTTAAAGCCGAACTTGTGCCTGCAGTCATAATTTCCACAGTTCCGGCAGTTTCTACCAAAGTCTCCCAGGAAGAATAGTTACAAGCCGGCTCGATTCCAAGGGGTCTTGCAGCTGCCCAACAATTGGAGACTGTGGCAATTCCCGTTTCTGGCCCAAGAATCACCATGTCCCTGTTTGCCCCGTTCACAGTAGGCACAGCAGGGTAGCCGCCATCAACTCCCCATACCGAGCCATCAGTGGCGGGGATTAGGGAAGGAGGAGTGGCAGAGACACTGGCTGCTGCGGGATGATACACAGTGAGAGCGGCATTATGGGAAGGAGTCTGGGTGATAGTAGGCCCTGTAATCCTCCCAGCATAATCCCAAATCATAGCTCCATCGTAAACCCCACTTACAGGGCTTGCGCCGGGACCCGCAGGAGTGGAAGTTCCTGCCACACTTTGGGCTCCGGGATTGGCGGCCAGAGTATAGGTGTAGGTAGAGGCCCCGGTCACTTGGACTGTATAAGTGCCATTGTAACCCGCCGGAGTTTCCCCGGCAATAGTAACAGCTGAGGTTCCCACCAAACCATGCGGAGCAGCAGTAGTGACTGTGACAACACCATTACTCCAAGCAGCAGTAGTGATTGTAGCAGCAGTGGAGAGTGCCGGAGTCCCAGCAACCCGCACGCGAAAATTATTTGCTCCGACACTACGCACAGCCCCAGCCTGCCAAAGCCGATCATGGCAGACAAACCTCACCGTGTTACTTGCAATATCGCTGTTGTATGGGCAGGTGGTAGGTCCGCCGCCTGCAGCAGTGGTCCCGCCAACCTGGACATAGTAAAAATGACCCCCAAAAAAGTACGTAGTTCCAGCCACTACTGCTGAGGAGGCTGGAAAGGATGTGGCTATAAGAGGTGCCCAGGGAATGGCCCCGAGATGTGGGGGGTTGTCCACGGGATTTTTGCCCTGAGCCCCAAGAAAGGAGTTCCTTAGCATAGTCCCTGTGGTTTCGAAAGAGGATCCATAGTAAGAGGGAGGAGAAGGGGCTGCAAAAGCACTCCCAAGTCCCAGCCAAAGAAGTGCGAAAAGAACCTTTACCATCACTTGTACCTCTTATATCTGACTTCCTGAGTCGTTCCAGTGGAGGTGATTCCTCTGAGTTCCCCAGTATAGTTCCAGGGGTCAGTATTACATGCCTTAGTCCCCACTTGGGGGGCAGGGAGGTAGATACCGTTGGCCACTGTGACTCCTGGCGGACCTATCCAAACATCCACAGTGCCACAATTATAAACTACCCCACCACCTCCAACTCCATCCCCAGAAGAGAACCAAATAATAGTCCCTCCTACAGTGTCGGCAAGGGTTACAGCTGCGGTGGTTACAGTCCTCGGGGCATTCTCATACTCCGTGACAATGTCATTCCCTACCGTGCCTCCCAAAGCACTCCCCACAGTCACTCCATTTCCACTTCCCCCGAAATTTCCCAGAGGACATGAGGAAAGTTGCCATACTTCAAGAATCGCTGTTTCTCCAGAGGAATTGGTGATTCCAGAAACCTGAGTGACTCCCCCGGCGGGGATACAGGTATTTCCTCCCGAGGCATTGAGGATGGCTCCTCCAGTGGTGGCTGTGCCCCCAGGAGCATAGTGCACAAGATTAGCCCCGGAATTTTTCAAATAAATGGCAGGGTAGGTGGTGGTGGAGGAAAGAAGGGTGACATTGGAGGAAGAGGAAGTGGCAGAAATAAACTGGGGACTTGTTGGCGCGGGAGTGGGAGGAAGACCGGAAATATCTCCTCCCCCACCGCCACCGCCAGTCACCGCAATACTTCCATCTGCCGCAGGTTTCATACAGTGGGAGGGGGAATTTGGATCACAAACCGCAACGGAATTGGCTATAGAAGGTGGGGGTGCCGCAAGGGCTTGGGAGGATAGGGAAAGAAGGCCGGCAATGATAATGCTCGGCACATAATTGCGTCTGCTCCATGGGCCTAAGTTTATCATTGCCTGATCCTTTCTTAGGCGTAAGCCTTGCCTACAGTCTCGCCCCGCCACTTCCCGGCAGTCGCATTCCAGGTCAAACGCACAATATCAACCGCATTCGCCGTGATGGTAAGGGTCGGCGCAGTACCTGCCGCCCAGGTCACATTGGTCCAGGTGGTGATAGTGCGACTTCCCGTCGCATCCTGCTTCACTTCCAGCAGAACCACCTGGCCCGGCGCAGGATTGGCAGGGGTAAGAGTCCTACCCGTAGCCCCGAGGGTGACGGAGAAGTAAGAGCCTAGGGAGCAGTTCATGGCGATGGTCGCAGCGTCCGTCAAGGCCACTGGAGCCGAGGCATATCCGCTATTCGCAAGCTGCGCAAGGGTAAGCGAAGCCATAGCGGGATTCGCCCCCGCAGGCTTATTCGTATCAATCGCAAAAGATTCCAGCCCAGTCAGAGGAAGTGGGGCCGGAGGAAGTCCGGGAGTAACAAAAGTGCCCATTGAAAAGCCTCCTAATTCATAGCCTAGGAGGACTTGGCCTCCTCTCGCAGAAGGCTACAGGGAATTTAAAATTAAGTCAATGGGGCTTGAAAGGGACTGGAATTTTGTGGGATGGGAAGGGAAAGGCTTCGCTAAGGGCTTCGCGAAGCCCTGGGAGCCTGTGCGGCAGTGGCTGGGTTAGTCCTTGGGAAACTCCCCCCTTCCAAGCCAGTGCAAGGTAGGGATTCCAAGTTTAGTCAAGGCCAGGGCCTGGGGGAGGCTCGTAGCAAGAAGTTTTGTATCCGTATTCCTTGCGAGGTACTTCGCCACCACAATTCCCCTAGAAGATCTCTGGAAAAGCCTCTCCAAAACCGGCCCGTAGAGGTTTAAAATCTGCCCCCGAGCCAAACCACAGTCAGTGCGTTTAACTTCAAGAATAACCACATTTCTAGGGGTCAGAAAGAATAAATCTGGTTGGCAATAATGCCAGCCCGTGGCATCTAAAAATTTTATCCATTGCCCAGAAGTGGCCTCCGGGAAGCCCTCAGCAACCCTGGCCTCATACCTCACCCCCTGGCCCTTAGTGCCCCGCTTCGCCCTTCCAGAAAAGTTCGGAGGCTCACTAAACTTAACCTCAACTAACCCTCGAATTTTATGATAGGACAAGGCAGGGATTCCTTTGGAAAAGTGGGGAAGGTGCGAGGGGCTTCGCCAAGGGCTTCTGGGGGGGTGGAAGCCCTGTGAGCCTGTGCGGCATTGGCCGTGGGAGCCTGTGCGGGGTTGGAGGGGGCAACAAATTGCACATTCAACTGCACCATTCCCGCGCCCGTAGGTCCGCCCTTGGCTCCCGCTTTGGGAGGAGCTACACTCCTGTCCAGCGCCATTTCAGCAATTTCTCTAAGTTCCTTGGGGGAAAAATCCCCAGGTGCCTCGATAACCCTTTCTTGAAGTTCCTCAATAACATCCATCCCGAGATTCGCGAGTCTCTGGTGAACATCCAGAAAAACCTCCCTCACCTGAGCCGTATAATAACTCACCAATTCCTTGAAAGCCGGATCGCCCTGGAGACTCGAGATGGTGCTTGGCGCATGGCCGAGAATAGCCGAGCACTCCTGTGGCCTCCTCCCTTCCGCGAGGAGCCTTGCCAATTGATGATGGGAGTTCTTCATCCTCGCCCGAGGCTTAATTTCCACCCCCAACGGAGGAGGATTCATAATCAAATCCAAATCCCCTTCTCCCAAATCCCTCACATAAGAAATATCCAGAGGCTTCGCCTTCCTCCCCCTCCCGGAAGGAATATGGTCTAAGAGAAAATCTAACTCATCCATGGTAAGGGCTTTCGGAAGGGGGGGCGGAGCCTAGCGAAGCTCTAGGGTATGGGAAGTTGGAAAGAAAGGGAAGGGGGTAGGACGGGAAGGGCGGATTTGTGGGGGAAGGAAGGGAAGGGCTTAGCCCTGTGAGCCTGTGCGGCAGGGGTTGGGGATGGGGTTGATGGCCGTAGGCTGGGAGGCACATATATGGGCTAAGAGATTTTTTGAAAAATGTGTAGGAGGGTCCAGAACAAATCCTATAAACCTTCCCTAATTGGCCTGTCCCCCCGGCTCTCCCTACGGACTTTTAAGCCCAGGGCTCCGCCCCTCGGCCACCAACGCCGGACCCGCGACCACCACCAGTAGCCCTTGGGCCACATGGCATAGTCATACGCCCAGGATATCCTCTGGCAACGGGGTTGAAAGGTAGCGTTGCGCGGCGGGGGTAAGCTGGCGCTGTAAATCCCCTCGAAGGGCATTAAAAAGGTTTTCTTGGTCATGGGGAAGTTTCAAAGGGAGGCGCTGGATTGCGTCCGAGGAAGAGAATGAGAGATTTGTGGGCTTAAGTCAATGGGCCTTGCGGCGACGAAAAGTTGGCCTGTCCTTTGCTACGCGCGCGCGTTCATTTAAATTATGCCACCTTAGCCTGCCTAATGGGCCTAAGAAAAAATCCTTCCACCTGCCAACTTTCCCCTTGACCTTTTTCTTTGAGGCCTTATCTTGAACTTACGAAAGGGACATGGCAATGCG